AGATACTCACGTTGGGGATAATGTAGAATCAGATGAGATGTTAGGATTGAATGAGTACAACATTGATATATTTAATAAAAGATTACATGGATGGGCGAACCAAGTAATTACCCTAGCAGAACTTAGACGTAATTCCGCAGAGGTTGGTGAGCTTGTAGTTCCTATGTTAGGAGATATGATTAGTGGAGATATACATGAAGAGTTAGCAAGAACTAACAATGATCATTGTATGGGACAGATGATACGAGGAGCTAATCTTATTGCTCAAGCATTAATGTTAATTGCCCCACATTTTAATAAAGTGCGTGTACCTTGTGTAGTAGGTAATCATGGTCGTATGACTAGGAAGCCACCTATGAAAAATAAGTATATGGATTGGGATTATATGTTGTATCAATGGATATCAGTATTCTGTGCTGATCAGAAAAACATTGAGTTCCACATACCTAAATCATTTATGACTACAGTCAATGTATGTAATAGAGATATATTATTAGCACATGGAGATTTCATTAGTGGTGGTGGAAGTGGTACTGCAATCAATAGAGGACTTAGTAACATGAGAAATGTTATGGCATTCCAAAAAGGATTGAAAGATGAAGTTATACAACTAAAAGATAATACTATTAATGAGGGTATACCTGAAAGATTTGAATCTGCGTTGATCGGTCATTTCCATAGAATAGATGAAATAGATATTGGAACGGGAGCAGTACATATATGTGGTTGTATGAAAGGTGGAGATGAGTTTGCTATGCAACGAGTACAAGCTATCAACAAACCAAGACAATTAGTGTTGTATTACCATCCAAAATACGGGGAAATTGGTAAAGAAGTAATCTATTTAAATAGATATGATAATTCTAAGAAACAATTTAACGATATATTACCTGACATTTGGTCTAAAACTTTTAGTTAATTACCTTTAAATTAGTATAATATAGTATGGCTAGTGAACTTACATGGTATTATTTTAAACAAGCAATTTTGAATTCAATTCAAGCTACTGTTAATGAGGTTTTTAATAAATCTCAAGAAAATTGTCCTGTGATTACTGGAACTTTACGTGGTTCGGGTGGAATTTCCCAATCTAATCCCCCTGTTGGGGATTATACTATTTCATATAATATAAATGATGCAGCCCCATATACTCAAATAGTTGAGGAAGGGGGTTTTGTTAATTCCTATGTTAGAAGAAACAGAACTGGTAGAACTCATGCAGTAAAAGGTTATAATGTAGATGGTAAATTTTTTATAAAGAACGCTATTACTGATGTTTTTAGTGGGGATTATAACATGACTGTTATACAAGCTAATCAAGGTAGTTCTGGCTATTATATAAATATATAAAGAGGAAAAGAAAATGGTAGATTTAGAAAAAGTTACAAATGAACAAGAATGGGTAATTGCTAGACATTCACGAATGGTAGGCAAAGTATTAGATTTAGTTGAAGCATCAATTCCTGAAGGCAATCAATGCGAAAAACTCAAGAAATTACTACAAGTGCCCCTATATGATTTTAGAAATGAGATGTTACGTTTGCAGAATGACGAAATCGATATAGATTTCAATGAATAATTGTATATATAATTTTTATATTTCCATATAAATTAGTATAATATAAATGAACATAAATTTATATGTGTTTTATTACGTTGTAAAAAGGTCGGGGGTGGCTAAGACCAACCTTTTGGTCGATGCAAAATTTACAATAAATTTATAGAAACATAAATTAATTACATATAGGAGGCTATTAACATGGCTGAAGGAGAAATTCTAGATAGGATTGAGAAGCACATGGAAGGCACATCCCTTGGATTGGCTGCTCTCGCAGAAGTGCTACAAAAGATGGATTATAGAATGGAAGCTGATGATAATTATGCTATACAAAAAGCTGAAGAAGATCGAGCTTACTACGAACAAACAGCATTAGTAAAGAACATTGCTAAAGCAGTTTTAGTAGAACTTGCAGATCAAGGTATGGATGTTGATGGTACTAAAGAGGAAAAGGTTGGAAAACCTGATCCTACAAAGAGTGCTAAAGCAACTCCAAATTACATTGGTGATGCAGATGATTCTTCTGAATCAGTTACTCCACGAACAAAGATAGAGGAACAACAGGCTTCTATCCAAGCGGAGAGTAATGAAGATGAAGAAGAAGAAGAACTAAATGGCGAGGAAGATAGATTCCCTGCTGAAGAGCTAGATGAAGAAAAAGCTTATATGGGCAAAAGAATTCAGAATGCGGAAAATGATGATGAAGAAGAAGAAAATGGAGAAGATGAGGAAGTAGAAAAACTACAAAAACAACTTTCTAATTTGCAGAAGCAAATTGCAGGATTAGATATTAAAAAAGCTGTGAAAAACGAATCTGAAGATAGATTACGAAAGATGGGATTTAAGGAAGAGAATGGATTACAGAGACCTAAAATCGTAAGAAAAGACTCAGCTTTTGGAGCAGATGAAATTCCTTTAAAGAAAGCCGAAGCCGCTAACATAAATGATGTAGTGGACCAGCTTTCAAACTTGTCTTACAAGGAACTACGCAGAATGCAGGCGTTCCACAAGCAAGGTCAACTTGAAGGACTTCCAGACGAAATTGCAAGACTTACTTAAATAACAAATTACTAAACTAAACGAAATAATCGAGGAGAAAATATTATGCCTTCATTAGCAGAATATATTGCTCAGTCTAATAGAGGACTAAATCAGTCTGTCTTTGGACCAGAGTACCTTTCTAAAGCGTTTAATGCTGCTAACACAGGAACTGCAGATGCGATCTATACGACCACATCAGCGGATAATGTGTTTACATCTACTTTCGGTAGAAAAGTATGGCAGTCATTAAACAACCAAACTCGATTTTTTAATGCGATTCCAAGAACCGTTTTCGGTAACACCGTTGGTTGGAGGGTAAGAACAGATAGAGGGACACAAAGGTCTCGACCTATTACAGAGACTGGAACACTTCCAGACATTGATGTTTCAAACATCGAGACAATCTCTAGCTTACCTAAAATAGTTTCGACCACATTCGGTGCTTCCGTTAAAGCCATGTACACTGCCCAATTAGAAGGTGGTGTAGGTGACGTTCTAGCATTAGAAAATGAGAATGCACAACTTGATCACATCAAGGAAATGAACCAAGAGCTATTACTACCGGGTTCGGTAGCAAACATTGCCGTTGGTTCAGGAGCAACTGATGCTAACGTAACAGATGGAGCTAATCTAAGGATTGGTGACACTATAATGTTAGTACAAACAGGAGCTGCTACAGCTAATAACGTAGCGATTTCAGCGATTTCTGGAACAGACATAACACTTGGCACATTGTCAGGTACTCCTGCTTCAGGAGTTTCTACTGTCGCAGATAACCTTTCAGTTACTGGAAGGGCTGGACTAACTTCTATTGATGACATTGTTACAGTTAATAACAGTGCATCACAAGGAAATGCTGGAGTACAAGTTATGAATTCGGCTTATGACTTAACTGTATCCACATCAGGTTCAGAACAAAGAACTTCTGGTTTTTCTGCTGCTGCAGCCGTAAAAGGTAACAGTGGATCAGGAAGAGACCTCTCTCTAAACTTATTAGATGATTGTATACAATCAATCAGAACTAATGGTGGAGAGCCAAAAATAATTATTATGGGTCACGACCAATACTTTAAACTAGAAAGACTTTTGAATTCACAGCAAAGATATATGGGACAGGAAGAGTACCAAGTTGGAGTAGGTTCTGAAAAGACCTTCCCCGGAACTCGAACTGGACTAGTTCTTGCTACATACCAAGGTATCCCAATACTGCCAGACGCAGACACTACTAAGTCTGAAAAAGCAGCTGGTGGTGCAAAACTAGGCTCTAATGTCTATGTTTTGGATACTGACTACTTAGAAATTGCGGTAGCTCAACCTACTCAGTATATTGAGAACCGTGATTACTTTGCAGCCGATGCGTTGGTAGTCCGAGGTTTGCTATACACAATGGCAGAGTTCAGGTGCTATCGTTTTGACGTACAGGCTAAAATACTAGACTTAAACGCATAAGTCAAATAAATAATTGGAGTGGGTAGGTTTTATATCTACCCACCCATTATTAAATTAAATGAATGTGATGTAATGTAATGGTGAACAATGAGAGTTGTATATGAAAATGGTGTGTTGCAGAGTCTGGACATCCAGACAAAAAGGATGGTCGGAGAAGTGATGAATCTAATCGAAGCTTCATTACCCGACTCTTCAGCAACGACAGCTTTAAAGAAATCAATAAAGCAAGCCATGTGGCGTACAAATCGTAATATTCAAGATGATGTGAACGGCATGTCTTTCACAGATATAAAT